ACGCTCAAAAAAGCCCGGGGCTATGCGATCGCGCTTAGATGCGTTGCATTTGTTGCAAGCTGCGACCATATTCTCTGCTTGATCTGTGCCACCTTTACTAATGGGTATTAAGTGATCCACTGTGTTGGCCTCTTGACCGCAGTAATGGCAGGTATATGCGTCCCTATTTAATACCTCTAACCTTACTCGCTGGTAATACGCTGAGTTATATCTAGCGTTAGCCATTAAGCCCTCTGTTAATAACGTATATGTCATCCCATCCTTCAAGCCTTAGTGTCTTGATACCGTATTGCATACGCCTGTAGTGATCCTTAACTATGTGATCCGGTGCAGGGTATTGTCTTATGCGTTGGGCTAACAGTAATGCGTCTAATGAAGTGTTAAATACAATGAGCTTACTAGCACAGTTATAAGTCTTAGCTACCTTTAGCCAATATGCTCTGTGGTGGGTAAAGGTATTAGTCGCATCCACTATGACAGATTTACCTTGTTTAATAGCTTTAACGCCTTGCAGCCTCAAGCCATTCATATAGGCCCCGGCGTCAATGTCAGCCTTCCAAACTCGTATAGCTTCTGAAGATAGCAATACTTCGTCAGTGCGGTTTTTATTCACCCAAGTCGTTTTGCCCGCACCCGGTGCGCCCATCAGGACTGTAATCAATGCCAGCCCCTAAGTTCAAAGTGATCCAATGCCCGGCAACTGTCCCCGTAGCGGTGGGAAATGTATTTAATCGAAGCCTTTATTTGTCCTTTAGGACTAAGGTCTCTATACCAAGTAGAACGCATTTGACCAAGACCATAATGAGATCCATTAACTGCTTTGTAATTCCATCTACTCTCTTTATAAATCAACCAATTAAAGCACTCAAACTCTTTCCAGCTTAAAAGGTTATACGCATACAGTTTTAAATTCATATTTGCATTTGCTTGTGGATTATTTATAAATATCAAACTGGCCGTTAAAAGCGTCGTAGCCATCAGGCGGAGACAATAGCTCCCCCCGACACTTCGCCTAGGGCCAGCTCCCGCGCCCGCTCGTAGCGAGAGTGTAACCGCCTTGTCAAGTTGCTTACGCATTGGTTATCCAATCATCTCATTATATGGACAAGATATGTACGGACATACCCGATTAACCTTCTAACTCCAATATCTCCTTAATATCTAACTCATCTCTTCTCGCTCCAATAATGGCATCTCGTAATATGGCTTTACCATCGCCGTGGAATTTGGTTGTTAAATAGGGCTCAGCTAACGAGCCTTCTAGCCAATCAACCACTTCACCATTTGGATCAATTACTGTATCGCCGTCATAGTTAAATTTGTCCAGGATGGCCTCTAGGGACGTCGGTCTGATGGTTTCCACTACCTCACTAGGGTAATAGGCTTTAAACCACTCTAGGGCCTTCCTATCGCTTTTAATGGCCCATTTGAACTTGGGTTTAGTGGTGGTTATGTAGGCAACTACCTCATCACCTAATTCCGCTTTTACCCTGTCTGCTCCTAGGCTTTCCATCTCCTTTTGTAGCTCGGCTCGTAGCTCGTCCTTTAGCCGCTTGGCCTGATCTGCTAATAGGCTTATTGCCGCTAGCTTTAGGCTTAGGTCTTTTATTGTCATTCTGCTCCCTTTCTTGATGTCTTTTCAATCGTATCTCTAATGAGTCCAATTGGACGCCCATATCTCGGGCTATGAACTCTTTGGAGAAGCCCCACTCCATCATTTGATAAATGTATTTAATGGAGTGGATACGTCTCTTTATTTGTCTTTGCTCGCCCACCCGTCCCCCTTAAAATGAACTGGGTTAGCAGTGTATAGCCTTTTTAGCGGGGAACCGCAGTGGCACACCATTGTCTGATTAGCTGCCGCAATAGATAGCCAAATCTCCCATTGGTCATCACAATAAGCGCAATAGAAATCATATGTCGGCATCTAAAAACCTTTCAAGTGTGGCTCCACCTGTCCAGTATCTCTGTTTAATGCGCTCTTGGCCAGCAGCTATAAGACAAATACGGCATTTAGCCGCTTTCATCTTGTAGTTCCCGCATTGGTCGCAGCGAGTGATTTCATCCTCTTTACTGGCTACTCTTTCTGCTGGCTCAATTAATCGCATTTCAAAACAGTTCTGACATTCCATCAACCAGACTTCTTGTCCCTCATTTATCTCTGAGGCGTATCGTCTGATTTCCCTGTGTGCGGTCACCTTCTTACAGTTCCCGCACTTAAACGGGTGCATTTCTAAACTCACTTCTGAAATACCCAACTGCCATCTGATCCGATGCGCATCCATTTAGCTGGACATTGAGCAGACTTATCGCGCTCAGGACAAACCCAGCCGCGATACTCCTTACCTTCTTTTGTGCCGGACTTAAGCACCATCGGGCCGTGGTTGCATAGTGGAATCTCATCAACTATCTCAGCACCTAGCTTCTCAGCAACATCGCTAACATCCCAGACTATTGGCTCTGGGTCATTGGGTCGATTCTCTTTGACGAACTCTGCGAGTTTAGGGCTCGTAGTCTGTATAGGTTTTTTTGCAGCAACATTCGGCTTCGCAAAGTAGCCAGCAAGGTTAAGCGCTCTTCCCAGAGAGCCTGTCTCTGCAAGTTCAAGCGCATATTGTTTCGATTTCGATTCGCTACTAAGTCCTGTTGTCCAAGCAGCAGCGTCAGCTTCAGTGCGGTAAAGCTCAGTCTTAACAATATAGACATCGCAGTTAGGCGTAAGTGATTCTTCCAAGACGTGAGTCTTGATTCGATAATCTGGATAAGCATTAATAAACTCCTTTAGCCGGTCCTGCACTGAAACGTAATCATCAAGGTAATTCGACATCTAATTTCTCCCGTCCTGCGAATTGATCTATCGCGTAAGTTAATTGTTCTTTTAATGACCAAAACGTTCCGTCTGGCCAGTTTTGCGCCTCAGCAGCACAAGGTTGGCAATAAAACCTGACCTGTGTCCTTCGGGTAGGTGTCTCGCTTTGGACTTTCCAGACTGCTGGCACTTGTGCTTTTAAATGCCAAGAGCCGTCCTTTAATTGTCCCCAACGAGATTTGCAGTAATCGCACCATTGGTGATTGTTAGAGTTCCGAGTCAGACTCAACGTCATCCCAAGCTTCTGGTGTCTGAAATCTGGTGAAAGCCAAGATAGCGGAGTATCCAACGAGATCGAGATACGAATCCTCGCGCTCTGGACTTTCCACCATTCGGCTGAGTTTTGTCGCGATAAAAACGAGTGCAACGTCAGCTGGGTCTCTGAGCTGAACACCGAGTTGTCTCGCGATTTTGTAAATGCGTAATAGATTGTGTCTCGGATCGCCATATTCAAGCCCCCGGTCGGCGAGGGTGTCACCAGCATCCGAGAGCCAGTCACTTAACGATCTCTCTGACATTTAAACTCGCTCTTCCTCTCTTGTATCCATCGTTAAAAGCTTTGGCTTTAATGCCCAAGATTGCTCGGTGTAATAGCCACCAACCAGCGATAGTTACGCTAAAGATTATTGCGTCTTGGTATTCACTCAACATCGGCATTAACTCCGAATCTGTCGAGCCAATAGGCGCTAATCTCTTGCCTACTCAATCGCCCTCTAACTGATTTGCGGCCCAATGACTCAACCGCATACCGGCGGATTAATTGGCCTTTGACATAGTTTTTACCATCTGACCAAGCGCCAGAGGTGGTATCAAACCGAATTAAATCCGGCTTATTTATCATTTATTCTCCCTTCTAAACCCTCGTAAATGGATTTAGTGGGATAAATGTATTTAATTAAATGGATTTATACAAGTAGCAATTCGGCGAGTCGGATATCTAGGTAGCCAGCTAGCTTCTGGACTGTCCCTTTATTGGCGAAGTCGGTCTTATCTGGCAAGGCCTTTAAAGCCCACTCAGGCTCGTTTATAGCCCCTAAATCAAAGCAATAGACCCCTTGTGGGGTGGAGTTGATATAAAGCGTTCTAGCACCCGTTCTAGCCCTTATATCGGCTAAATAGTCCCACTTCTTCTTCTCGATTAACAAAGTTGTGTAATGGGTACGGCGGCATTTCATTTCGATATACGAGTCGTGGGTAATGCCGTCTGCTCGGTCGGTCGCTGATAGAGGCGTTAAGTCCGGATAAATCGACTTAAGAGCCTCGAATAGTTCAACCTCGCGGAGGTAAATTAGACGTCTTCCTCTCCGTCTTCCCAACCGATTTTCTTAATCGGATCAGAAGGGTCGATAACCCAGTCCGGCCAGCTAGAGCGATCCATAGCAAAGGCCAAAGCCGTTCCTTCGTCCATTCCATTGCGGCGGCAAGTCTCATAAATCTCTTTGCAAGCAATAGCCCAAAAGTCTAATTTTGTAGGCAACTCTTTAACAGTGCGACGCTTTTTAGCAACCTTCTTAACTGGTTTTTTAACGCCGCGCTTTTGTGCCACCTTTTGCCACCTTCTCTTTGAGGGCTAGTTCAAGGGTAGATTCTAACTTGTCAAGCCGAGAAATCAGCGGAAGGTTCTCAAGTTTTATTATGTATCTAAGACCAGCTATTAGTAGGCCAATAGATCCGAGCACCGAGGCTATGAAGGCTGCGATGTCCCCCGGAGCCATTACCGGACTTTGCCGTAGCGCTCGTAATTAGGGTTAAGCCAGTTGATGATGCTAGGCAAGACTGATGCTATTGCCGCATTTACAATTGCATTTACATCTAGACCCACTGCTAGGTAGGTCGCTAGTGCCGCTGCTAGGAATGTCTTTGCCCAGCTCTCGGCTGCTTTCTTCAAGTCTTTTAGCATATCTATCTCCTTCTAGGTCGAACCATTTTCCGTTGTTGTCTCCCAGAGTTGTAAAACTGATATGAAAATCC